CGCGAAAGCCTGATGCCTTTGCCCTACAAAGAACCAAGCGGAACGCTGTTCCAATTGCTTGGCTTCACCGTTATGGCGGCAGAAAAGTTTATTGGTACGCAAGAACTCGGCATTGCTGACGGTAATAAGGAAACTCCTGTAGGTACGACCGTTGCCCTGTTAGAACGCGGCAGCAAGGTCATGTCGGCGGTGCATAAGCGGTTACATGCTGCCCTAAAGCAGGAACTCAAGCTGCTTGCTGATTTGTTTGCTCAGGAAACTCCATTGTCCTACCCCTACGAAGTAGATGGCGGTGGCCCTGAATTGATGGCTGAAGACTTCAGCCCCGCTATTGATATTGTTCCGGTCAGCGACCCCAACATCTTTAGCATGGCGCAGCGCGTAGTATTGGCGCAAGAACAGCTCAAACTTGCACAATCTAACCCTGAAATGCACAATTTACGCGAAGCGTACATGCGTATGTACAGCGCATTAGGCGTGAATAACATTGATGACCTGTTACCGCCTCCGCAGCAACCGATGCCTGTTGACCCTGCTAAGGAAAACGGCACATTTGCATTGACAGCCGCTGGTGGTGCAGAACCCCCAATGGCGTTCCCCGGTCAAGACCATGACGCACACATGGCTGCTCACTTAGCTTTCTGTCAATCTAGGATGGCACAGTCCAGCACAGCAATTTATGCAATCGCTATGCAGCATATTTACGAGCATATTGCCCTGAAAAGCGAAGAACAGGCTCGCCAAGAACTCGGTATGCCCCCGATGCAGCCGCCAACTAACGAAGCTCCGATGGATCCAAGCTCTGCCGACCCGAACTTACAGGCGGCGGTGGCTAAAAAGATCGCTCAGTACATGGTACAGCTTGTTCAACAAGAACAGCAAATGAGCGGTGGTCAAGATGACCCGCTTGTTGCACTTAAGGGCCGCGAACTTGATATCCGCGAAGCCCAAAATCAACAGAAAAATCAGCTTGACGCTGCTAAACTTCAGCAAAATGCCCAATTGGCTGAAGAAAAGATCAATTCAACTGAAGATATTGCACAAATGCGCGTAAATGCTCAGTTGATGGGCTCAATGAATCGTCAATTTGGTGGAAATCGGAGATAATTATGAAAAATACCAAAGACTCAGGCGTGGATAAAGGCATGATGGTCTACAATGCTGCGGGTGCGCACATGGTAGATTATGCCAAGACTGAAAATGTATCCGTAAAGGCTGCTCCGGCAGGCTATATGGAAGCCCGTGGTATGGGCGATGCAATGGCTGGTGGTAAGTTCAAGGTGCGCTAAACCTATGGACTTGTCAATTTACGAAAAACTGCTAAAAGTGATTCGTGAGCGCAGAAAGTCGGTAGAAGACACCCTTAATACTGGTATCGTCCCCGACTATTCTGCATTTCGGGAACTCCGAGCTAAACTTGGAGAACTCGCCTACATAGAACAGGAGCTTAAAGCCCTGCTAGATAAGGTGGTAGAGAATGACTAGCCTTTTGTTACCCGAGCATGTCGCAAAAGCTCGGGAGAAACAGTTAGCTGCAGAACCTGCAAAGCCAACTGATGAAGAAAATGTGCTTTCACAGGCTTATGTAGCTGCGGAAGACAGGTTTTTTGACCCAAGCAAACTCCCAGAATCAGCAATGGACCGTCTGCCAAACCCAACTGGCTGGCGTATGTTGATTTTACCATACCAAGGCAAAAAGCGTACTGATGGGGGTGTTTTCATCCCGGATCAGGTACGAGATCGTGAGCAATTGGCAACCGTTTGTGGCTTTGTGCTGAAACAGGGGCCGGATTGCTACAAAGATACCGCCAAATTCCCTAATGGGGCTTGGTGCAAAGAAGGCGAATGGGTCATCTTTGGTCGTTATGCGGGTAGCCGCTTTAAGATTGAAGGTGGCGAAGTCCGTTTGCTTAACGATGATGAAATCCTCGCTCGTATCGCAGATCCTAGCGATATTATTCATGTGTAAGGAACATGCTAATGACTGAAGAGAATAAGGAAATTGAAAATGAAAACCCTGCTGAAGAACTTGAAATCGTGGTTGAAGGTGAGCCTGACGATCCTCTTTCCACCGATGCCCCGCAGGGAAGTTCAAACTCGGGTTCAGAATCTAAAGGATCGGAATCTGGTAAAGATGCCCAAAAAGCTGGCGCGTCCGAAGAAGACGAGCTCGCGGAATACAGCGAAGGGGTAAAAAAGCGTATTGCAAAGCTCACGGGTAAGATGCGTGAAGCAGAGCGCCGCGAACAGGCTGCTTTGGAGTATGCCCAATCTGTTAAAGCACAGCTTGAAGAGCAATCCAAACGGGCTAATGTTTACGAAAACTCCCATTTTAACGAATACAAGTCGCGTCTTGACCATCAAGATGCTGTACTTAAAATTGCCATGCGCGAAGCAATTGAGCGTGGCGATACCGATAAACAGGTTGAAATCCAAACGGCTTTAGCCCAATTTGCAGTAGAACGTCAGCGTTATGCTCAAATGGACGCTGCTCGTAAGGCCCAAATGGAGGCCGCACAGCGCGCAGCACAACAGCCTGTTCAACAACCCCAAGCACAGGCTCAGACACAACAGCCCCCGGCTCGCCCTGACCCTAAAGCTGAGGCATGGGCAGAACGCAATAAGTGGTTTGGGCAAGATGAGCCTATGACACTTACTGCTTTCAGTCACCATAAGTCATTGGTAGAAAACGAAGGTTTTGATCCTACCTCTGATGAATACTACCGTGAGCTAGACCGCCGCATTCGTAACGATTTCCCGCACAAGTTCCAAGAACAAGCTGGAAAACGCCCGAATATGGTGGCTCCTGCCAATGGTAGAGCGTCTGCTCCTGGAGCAAAAAGTAAGACGCAAATTAAATTATCACCAAGTCAGGTTGCAATTGCTAAGAAACTTGGTGTATCATTAGAACAATATGCGAGGCAGGTAGCTGCTTTGCAGAAAACCTCGTGAGGGTACTTATGACTAATACAAGACAACCCCGCGCTTCCGAGACCCGTGAAACAGTTTCACGTCGTAAGCCTTGGAGACCTCCGTCCTCTTTGGACGCTCCCCCCGCACCCGAAGGTTTTGTGCATCGTTGGATCCGTGAATCAGTCATGGGTTATGATGACAAGAAAAACCTTTCAGCTCGCCTACGCGAAGGCTTTGAATTAGTTCGCGCTGATGAATATCCGGGCTTCCAAGCCCCTACCATCAACGATGGTCGCCATGCTGGCGTCATTGGTGTTGGTGGTTTACTTCTCGCACGGTTTCCTGCGGAATCTAAGGAAGAACGCGATGCGTATTTCCGTCAGAGGACGCAAGATCAAATGACTGCGGTCGATCAAAACCTCATGCGAGAACAACATCCGTCCATGCCGATTGACAACAGTCGGCAATCTCGTGTAACCTTTGGCGGTAAGCGATAAGCTACCCCCAATAACCTTTAGGTGAGCAATATGGCAAACATTGATGCCGCTTTCGGACTTCGTCCGATCAACATGCTCGGCTCTGGGGCCAACACGAACGGTGTCGTTAAATTTGCGATTCAAACTACGGGTACGGCGGGTACCTCGAGCGTTGTTTATGAAGGCTCTCCTGTTATTCCGCTTGCAAATGGTTTGATCGACATCGTTGGCAATGCCAACGGCGGCACGGTTCCTCTGCTTGGTTCTTTTGTCGGGTGCGAATACACCGACCTCAACGGCAAGCCGACTTATGCAAATAAGTGGCCCGGTACTTCCGCTGTGAAGTCCGGCACGGCGGCTTATGCCCTTGTGGCGGCTCATCCGGATCAGCTCTTCGCTATTAACTGCGATGCTGCTGCTGCGGACACCCTTATCCATGCGAATGCAAACTTCGGCACGGCTACTTCTGGTAATGCTACCACTGGTATGTCCGCTGGTGAATTGGCTGTTTCTACGGCTGACACCACGAACACGCTGAACTTGCGGATTGTTGGTTTCGAAGATACCCCTTCGAGCTCTGACGCTTCTGCCGCAGGCCGCGTTGCTATCGTTCTTCTCAACAACCACTTCTACCGTTACAATGCTAACGGTACTGGTGCAGGCGTCTGATAGGAGTATCGGAACATGGCAATCACTCGTTCTCAACTCCTTAAAGAACTGGAACCCGGCTTAAACGCCTTGTTCGGTTTGGAGTATGACCGTTACGACAATGAGCATTCTGAAATCTTCGATACCGAATCTTCGGATCGTGCTTTTGAAGAAGAAGTGATGCTCGCTGGCTTCGGCCAAGCCCCTGTCAAGGATGAAGGCTCTGCCGTCAGCTATGACACGGCTAACGAAGTCTACACAGCACGCTATTCGCATGAGACCATTGCTCTTGCGTTTGCAATCACTGAGGAAGCCGTAGAAGACAACCTCTACGACCGTCTCAGCTCTCGTTACACCCGCGCTCTTGCTCGCTCTATGGCGAACACGAAGCAAGTTAAGGCTGCGTCTGTTCTTAACAACGCCTTTAACTCTAGCTATGCTGGTGGCGATGGCAAGGAACTCTGCGCTACGGATCACCCCACCCTCGGTGGCGGTAACTTCCGTAACGAATTGACCACCTCAGCCGACCTTAACGAAACCTCGCTGGAACAAGCCCTGATCGACATTGCTGCGTTCATTGATGAACGTGGTTTGAAAATCGCTGTTCAAGGCCGCAAGCTGATCGTTCCTTCGGAGCTTCAGTTCGTAGCCGAGCGTTTGATGGTCTCTAACCTCCGCGTTGGTACTGCCGACAACGATGTGAACGCCATCAAGTCGATGGGCGCGATTCCGGAAGGTTATGTGGTCAACCACTACCTGACCGACTCGGATGCT